CCCAACACCATTGAATGATACGTTGTCTGCTTTTCCCGTAGAACTTCGCTGCAAAGGTAGTCGAGCGCCAGTGAATCGGAGAAGGCGAGTGAGGCATAAGCGTTGTGTGCGTGTCGCCGTTCATTGTGATATCCGCAATTGGCATTTCTCTGATAGAATGAGGGTATGGTTCGTACAATCTGCAAGAATCCTCTCTGTAAAAAAGAGTTCTACTGTAGGCCGTATCGATTGAAGAGCGGGCCTATTTTTTGTAGTAGGGCCTGCCCGGTTAGACCTGTGACGGAGAGATTTTGGGAGAACGTCTTTAAGACTAAGAACTGTTGGTTCTGGATAGGCGCAACAAACGGAACGTACGGGCTCCTGTTTGCTGGAGCGGGAAAAGGAAATAGGACGCTGAAAGCACATAAGATTTCTTGGGCTCTCCATTTTGGTCCAGTTCCTAAAAATAAATGCGTACTTCACGATTGCGATACTCCGACCTGCGTGAACCCTAAGCATCTTTTTCTTGGCACTTATAGGGACAATAGGAAAGATGCCGTCAAGAAGGGACGTGCTGTCCTTCATGGACGGGTCCTCTAATTTATTTTTTAACTCCTTTAGCTAGTGCTGCCATAGCGAGTTCTTTTTCAATCGCGTCCGCAATCTCGTCCGCCTCTGGCACGTCTAGCATCTCCAGGGCATGCCTCGTGTCGATCATCGCAGCCTTCTTCAGTTCAATGACCATCGAGCGGAGCGCGGACTGAGACATCGGCCGCACCGCGCCTTCTGGAACCTGAACCTCATAATCCTCCGCCGCCGAGTCCGGTTCCCACTTCATCACTTTGTCTTTGTCGCGGTACACGCGCTCATCGGTGTAACTCTTCGCCATCGTGTAGAACGTCAGTTCGGCAATCTTCTGCACCGTCCACGCAAAGAGCCGCGCGGTCAGGCGAGTCCCCGCTTGCGATTGCGAGACGGCCGCTTCGAACAAGTCCGGGCCGACGTTTCCCGGATTCATGTTCCCTTGGCGGGCAGGAGTCGCGCCGCGCAATTCCTTCTGAAGCGCAAGCAGCTTCATCGGATAATCCATTTGTTGCGCCGCAAACGGCGGAGGATATTTGATGTCGATGCCCTGCCCGGGCGGAGAATTCGCCGCGGCAACGAGAATCTCTCCCGGCAATCCGCCTACGGTATTCGCCGTCAACCCGGTGCTCGCATGAATGACCATGATGCCGTTGTTCAAGCGCCGCGCATTCTCGTAATTGTTGGTCATCTGCTGTTCGGCGGCATCCTGCAAACTCTTGGTGTACTTCATCGGAGCGGGGCACCACACGGTATCCCACGGCGGAACGCTCCATACCGGATAGGCGGGCCACAAGTCGCCGAGCGGAAGCGGGCTGTGCCCGTCAACGAGAATCGTTCCTTCGCACTCGACAGTCATCCTTCCAAGCGGATAAACTGGAAGCTGGTCGGGAACTTTCAGTTTGTGCTTGATGAACTCGCGCTCTTCTTCTCTCTTGAGGTCGCGCATGGTGGTGTCGCGCGAGTAGCAGAACCTTCGTTTCATTGGGCCGTCGCTTGAATAGGAATCCCCTGACGGCAATCCCCGCATGGTCACGGACATCGGGCCGGCGGGCATTTCAAGCGAACCAGCCGCAGCCCCGGCAAGGTTCTCGCTCTTCGCGGATGCGCGTTTCACATTCTCCGCGTGGTCCGGCATCTCTTTCTTGATCTGGTCGAGATAGACAAAATCCTCGAAGACCTGCCACGTCCAATCTTCCGGCCACGGGCTGATGGGATCGACGTGGACGTTCTTCGGCAGCCGCGCGCGGAGCCATACGTTGCCTTTGCCTCGTTTTGCGAAGGGGTCATTGCCCACTTGGAGCCAAGCGGTTCCGGAGAACTGCGCGTAAATCTGGGCCATCAACAGTTGCAGGTTGAAGAATTCCTGTTTCCAGTGTTCCTGAAACGCTTTCTCCCTTTGCTTGTCGCGTCCTTCTTCCTTGTGGATAAACACGCGCATGTTCGTGTCCGTAGCTTCGGCGGCTTCCTGGAGAAGCAAGAGTTGCAGTTGCGGAGCAGCGATGCGCGGGCGGAAGGTCGGCATCCGGCGGGTGCGCTCGAACAGGTTATAGAAGTTCGCTACATCCTCGTCGTGATTGACGCCGTAAACTTCTTTTCGCGCCGTTTCGCTCTGGCGAACTAGTTCGTCGATTTGACGGGCGCGGATGTCTTTCGTCGAAGCGTCGCCTTCTGTTTTGGTGGAGCCTGTGCTTGGGACAGTCCTGAAATTCGTGTATGGCGCCATCAGTCACCGCGCTCCGTCTTTTGTCCGGCATGGAAGTTAACGTGTTTCATCACTCCGGAACAATAGCAGACGTAGCGCGTGGAAATGACCTTATCTCCGTGTTTTAGTTCTTCAGCCAACTGCATCGGGTTATGGCAATCAGTACACAGCGGGCCAGTGTTCGCGGATGCGACGGGATTCGGGGCCTCGTCCATCAGCGCCTCACAACCAACAAAGCGATCAAAAAAATCTCGATCAGCATTCCGGCGAGCATGAGCATTTTATATTCTCGCTCAATCCACGCGCGCATTAGTTCACCGTCTCGCTGAGGAAGTTCCGCACTTCCTCAAGAGCGCTTCCGCTTCCCGTTCCCGTCGCGCTATGGACTTTCAATTCCTTCTCGATGTCGAGAATCTTGTCCATGATATCTTTCGGGCTCATGATGTCCGAGAGCGTTCCCGCATATTCGTTCAGTCTCCGCTGATAGAGCTTGATGGCGTAGACGTAGCCGTGTTTCTCTCGAACGTCGTTGAACTCCATGCCCATCGCCGTGAGCACTTGCTGCGCAGTGGGCTTCGGCGTTACTTGACTGTCTTCAGCCGCAGCGGGTTCTTGCCTTCGGCCACGTCCCTTGCGAGTTTCTGCTTTCGCAACATCTCTTGTTCGAGTTCCGCCAGTTCTTCGTCGCTCGGGACGCTTCTCTGCTCGGCTTCGTGAGTGGCTGCGACTCTTGCTCTTTCGAGCGGCGCGGCGGTGGCGGGCATCACCCATTGATGAGCCTCGGGAGCGACCGGCACGGCGGAAGCGAGGTCAGAGGTTGCACGAATGACAATTTGGGACTTGCGGCGGTCAAAGTCAATAGTCAGTAAGCGCCCTTTGTCGAGTTGGTCGTACACCACGGCCTTGCATCGAAGTTCGCCGCCTGCCTGAACGACAAGGGCAAGAAGGACTCGAAGAGCGGATTGCGGGTCTTTTAGATCAATCGCGTGAGCTGGCATTAGCTTACTCCTATCTCATCAAACTCTTCTTCCGGGTAGTTCTCGACCTTGTGCATGATTTTCTTGTAGTGAGACTGCAACGCAAGGCACGCATCGTCAAGAATCTCATCGCCGCGATGTCCCATCTTCTTCCGCACTTCCTCATCCTCATCCTTTTCGTGAGAGACGGCGGGATTCATGGAGCGCGGCGGCGCCCACTGGCGCATGGCGAGGTTGGCGATCATCGCTCCGAAAAGAATGTCGTCGTGGCCCTTCTTCACATCGACGCGCCCGGTTTCTTTGCGCGTACACATCCTGATTTGTGCGGCGAGCAAGTCGTCGAAGATGGTGACGCCGTATTCGCCTTCGGTTCCAGCAGCCTCACGGAGAGCGGCGCGCATAGACTCGAAGAGCATGGTGCGAATGTGCTGCGTGGTCTCGATCCACACGGCGTTCTTCCCGGAAGCCCAACTGCCAATCTTGTCGTCCTTGCCCTTCCAGCGGTACAGGTTCGGATAGTTGAGTAAGTCGCGGACAACGTGCAATGTTCCGTAGCCGTAGCCTCCGGTGAGTTCGCCGTTGAGCATGGCCTTGTTGTAGCGCAGGCCGATGGAGTTGAGGTAGCAGGCATGGATTTCCGGAACAACGTAGCCCGCGAAGCGACACACCTGCTTCCCGGTGTTGCCGTCGAAGGTGACGTTGGCGGCGAAGTCCATATCCTTCTTTTTGTCCTCATCATCGCCGCGAGCGGCGTCGGCTCCGACGTAGTAGTAGTGCCCCGGTTTCGGATCTTCCCAGATGCAGAAGGTTCCCGCATGATGCTCCCGGAGTTTTAGCGAACCATCGTCGGTATGCTCGATGAATCCCTGCCACTTTGGGAGGGTGACGTTTTGGCTGGCCCACTGGCGCTCTTGCTCGGAGAACGCCGGAAAGCCCGAAGTGATGAAACTCTCTTCCCAGGTCGTCGGGTATTCCTGGTGGAAGAGTTCGACGAGACCGCCGCACTCGGGCGACGCAATCTTCAGTCTCCGGAAAGCGAGTTGGGATTTGGTGAGCCCGCGCTTCAGGAGTTCTTTCTCTTCCTTGTCGAGATTCCCTTTCCGCATCACTTCGGGATCGGCGACGCACGCCGGGTCATCGGTCCAGGAAAGGAATACCGGATGGTAGTCGCTGCGCTTCTCGATGGCGTCCATCCACATTTCGTAGAAGTCCGCGCCTTCGCCGTCCATGCCGTTCGGCGTGGACT